AGCCCAAACAAATTGAGCCGTATCAGATGCTTTTTCAGTTTGCAATAACTTGCCGCGAACTTTAGAGTTCGTTAGGTAGTTAAGCGCGCCTTCAGCAGCATTATCTTGAGCCACTTGAGTTTCCAGGCCTACGATGTGAGCGTAAGTTGGAGCGACTCCATTTGTTCCTCCGACAACCGAACCAATTCCACTGGTCGCCAGAATTCCGCGCGGCTGATTGCTTGATGCACTACCATGTATAGCAGCACGGTCAACTTCAATCGCTAACGTAGTTGCCAAGTCGTTACGCACAAATGCTTCAATATCCATTGAAGATTGAAGTAACAATTTTCTTGACAAGTCAGAAAAAGCACCAACTGTTTTTGGTGACATTGCTATTTGGTCAAACGCTGCTGCACTTTCCGTGACTGCTCCGCTTTCAGCGACCCAGTATGCAGTGCTTCCACCAGTTTGACGTGGAATTGCAACATTTCCGCTAAGACCTGTGAGCATTGTTGCGCCCAAATCCATAACAGTCATTTTGTTACGAAGCATGTCAACAAAGCTAGACGTTAATAAATCAGTTTGTACCGTATGGCCACCAGCCGTAGCAGTACCAACATTTAAATCACGCTGGACATCTGTTGGCAAAAAGAAACCTCTGGCATCTTTACCCAATTTTTGCGCTTGCGCTTTTGAAGCCTCAAGTTCAAAGCCAGCCTTAGACCAGTTATTTGTTGTTAAAGCATTAATTGCTCTAACCACTGAAAACTGCTTGGCTTCTTTTGGACTCATGCCAATTGAACTATCGCTAATCGCAGCTGCGGGCTTAGATTTTGAGATTGATTCAAGTGCAACTTTACGAAAGTCACTTAGTGACCTGTCGTTTGCTTTAAATTGGCTTGCAACATCAGATAATTCTGGATGTTTAGCCGTTATCGCATCAATTTCACTTGAGCGTTGTCTGTCTTCTATAACAGCATTTCGAGCAATAGTTCCAGAGTCAACAGTTGGTGCTGCTGGTGCTGCTACTACAGGCTCAGTTTTTTGTATTTCTTCTGACATAGTTTTTTCCCCTCGGAAATTTGTAATTGATGTGATATTTTCACCCTCAGCTGATCTGCCTATCCCTATTGAATTATCGGCTGGCACACTGACAACAGATACTTCAAACGGCTGCCAATTAGTGGCAACAAAGGTTTCAACATCTCCTTCTGAGCGGCTTTCGTCAATTTGCATTTCGTTAATTCTATAACCCACTGAAACGCTAGTCCTAATACCATCAATTACATCTGTAAAAATTTCAGAGCCTCTAGCTGACTTAGAAAAACGAACCAATGCTTGCCCTCGTTTACCATCCACCATTGCTGATTCGACTCTACCTATTTGATCGCTTGTATTGTGATCCATTAGAAGCGGCGCACCATCGTTCAAACGCCCCAGGTCAACGTGTTCGGGGTTGTGACTTAACACTTCCATCCCAAAAAATCGTTCAACTGGCGCTTCGCTTGAAAAACTCAAGTTCACCGTTCTTGCTTCTTCATTGATATTACTTCGATCTAAATTAAAAAACCGGGTTAGATTACCCGTATTAATCGCTTTCTTCATTACTCACTCCTTCTTGACTTACACCGTTTAAGACCAATCCCTTTTCTTTTGCTAGTGCCTGCTCATAAGCAAGCTGGTCAAATACATCTTCAATATCCCCGCCTTGCTCTGCAATCACTTCACTATGCGTTTTAAGCCCAGCATTTATAGCTTCAACAGACGCTTTAATGTCTTTCAAAGGGTCAACCCAATTCCAACTTTTCGCTTGCCAGCGAACATCCATTAGTGAATCAAACATAGTCATATCTTGACCAACCGTTTTTGTAAGCAGCTGCATGGATAACCAATTTTCATAAATAGGCAACATAAAATGCTGAATCATCCAGTTTTGTTTAACCCGCCATTGGTCACGCTCTTCTATCGTTCCAGACCTAATTGATGAATAACTTACACCCTCCAGGTCTGACGATAGGGAGTTGTATGCCACTCCGAGGCCACTTGCTATGCCGCGTAATATTGCTTTATTAAAATCCTTAAAGGCGCTGGTTGGGTGGGTGGGATCAAATGCGGTGAAACTTGTGCCTGCTGGCAGCTGCTCAAAAATACCTGGCTCTGCTTCCCGTATCAAATTACCCTCATAATCTTCCTCACCAACAAATGAGTCGCCAGCTTCAGAAGTAAAAAATCCCATTGACGATGCACCAACTCTTGCCGCCACTAATTCCGCTTCCTCATATGCACCTAACATTTGTAGGCGTGACATGGCACTGGCCATCCAAGTAGAGCCGCGTATTTGCTCCGGGCGTTCACCAATAAAAGCGTGAATCATATTTTCAGCCGGTACACGCTCAGTTTCTAATTGGTAGTGCTGATAGTATTCAGTTTCAAGCTGTTTTGATATGTGATAGGCAATTGGTTTGCCAGTAGCATCAAATTCAATACCCATTTTTATGCAAGCGCCATTACCCAAATCTTTATTAAGCTGCTCATCAAGGCGGTTAGTGTCTAAAAACTGAAGTTTAAAACCATATTTTGACTCATCCCTAATCATTCTTACTAGCACTTCACCATCACGTGCAGCCGTTTCAATAAATAAGCGCTGCATTTCAACAAATGAAAGGCGGCTATCCCACGCGCAGTTACGTGCTTGCGACCATGCTTTCCAACCCTGTTCAACTTGACGGTTAGCTTTAACGTTTAATTTACCTTTGGATGTTTTACTTTTAACTTGCAATCCAATACCATTAGAACCAACCACATTACTAACGCACATCTGCATATATTTACGGGCGTAATCATTATTAATGGTAAGGTCACGCGCCCTGGCTCTAAGAACTTTACCGCCATTGCGTAAATCTGAATTAATTGATTGTTGTGTTGTTGTCCAGCTGCTAGTTAGACGGTCTATTTTTGCTCCAGCAAATTGTCTGCGCTGCGTTTTTTTAACTGGTTTAGTAGCTTTTTTAAATGGGTTTAAGTTCATCCTCTCACCTTAATAATACCGCTGTGGCCTAAGTTATTTTTAAGTCGCTCTGCCCTTTTTGCACGCACATACATGGCCTGGTAACGGTCACGTAATAAAATTAAATCTGGTATTGGTGTGCGGGATAAAGAGCGCCCTTGAATTGAATAATTTTCCTGGTCTTTACTTGACCTTCCCTCTAAGACCGCTTCAATATTATCTAAAACAATCTTGACGTGGTTTCTAGGGTCAGTTGATGCAGCATCACGATTTGTAATTATTTCCCAAATACCACTATCAACCGTTAAACGCTCGCTATCAGAGGTGCGGATAATATAGGCTTGCCAATGATAAGTGCCAGAGGTGTACGCTGTTGTTACTGCTTTACCAACTTCAATAATGTAATCGTTACCGGATTCTGAAGCAGTAATATCAATTGAGGTTGCGCCGCTGCCTTCAAGCCGGGCGGAATATTTAAGGCTGTAATTTGCCGGGGTATAATCACTACCCAGGTCGGTGCGTTTCCACGCCGCACGGTCACCGGAAATTATTTTAGCCGGTTCTGTTTCGGGGTAATTTGTAGAGTCAAACAGGTTTGCCATAGAAAATCCCACGAATGATGGGCATTAGGTTAGTAACCAAATTTGCTTTGTGTGATGTATTTATAAAATAGTTATTACCAATTATTAGCAAAACCAGCTTTATTGCGTTTGCGAGTGGGTTTAGAAGGTGTTTTTTTCTTTAATTTTTGCTGTTTTAACGCCACTTTGCCTGGTTTTTTAACGTTTTTAACTGCTTTTTTATCCTTTTCAGCGCCATTTTGCTGGCTATTATTAAATAAATCCTCTGTTATTGGCTGCACAATTTCCTCTATACGTAACCAATCCCTATCACTAAATTTATTCATACCTAAATGGTACGCTGCGGCTAACGCATAAACCGTGCAGTCCAACACTTCATTGCGCCTATGACTTGGTTTAACCCACTCTTGCACCGGGTGACCTTTCACATACCTGGTAATTAATTTTTCAGCAGTAATTTGTGCATAAAACTCATCCGGTAAATCCTGGCTAAAATGCACTGAACCGGCTTGCCCAGTTTTAATACCAAAGCGCCCGTATAAAACACCCTTAGCAGTATCACTACCAACCGGCCATAACTGCACGCCGCCTTTAATGGTTTTGCCGCGCATGGATATATCCTGGTTAGTTGGCCTTCCAACTACTGGACGGTTTCTTGTGGATTGCCCTTTTATGGCGATCACATGGCGGTGTTTTCTAAGCCTACAAAAGTCATATACCTTTTGCGTGTGATGGCCACCAGTATCAATAGCTACCGCACTTACTTTAACAACTGAGCCGTGTGCATGTGCCAACTCCTTTTGCAAATACTCATCCAACTCTTCCCAAACATCATTACCCGCAGGGTCACCAAAAAACACCTGGTAATCTATTACCCACGACTCCTCGCTTTTGCCAAACGCCCAAATGACCGCTTCAAGGCGGTTGTCCTGGACATCTACCCCACACGTAGCTAATAACGCACCCATAGGCAGTACCCGTAGGGAATATTCCTCAGCATTTTTTTGTAAATCACTCATATCAACCCGGTTAGCCTCTTCATCCCAACACTCCCCAAGTGCCGTATTAATAAAAGTCTTTAATAAATGCGGGTCAGCCTGGGCATCCACAAATTTTTGCACCATACTTTGCCAGGACTCCCACGGACTGTATAGGCTGGAAATATGGTAACTGCGGCGTTTATCCTTATAATTATTTTCCGGTGCTTGTGCAACCCATAAGCCTTTAGCCAACATATCCGTTTTAAAACTTTCATCAATAACACCCGCACAATGCGGGCAAGCATAATAAGCAGTCTGTGGTTGATGCCTGCCATTTGCATCCTTATCCCACTTAATATTTGGCCACGATAACTCATCCATAACATCACAATGCGGACACGGCACATGGTACTTGCGCTGGTCAGCTTTTAAATACTCCCGCTCAACACGGCTAACATCTTTAACCGTAGGCGTTGAGCCTATTAATACTTTACGCCTGGCAAAAGTTTTAGTACGGTTTACCGCAAGTTCAATAGGGTCACCCTCATTATCAACATCATACGGGTACGCATCCACCTCATCTAATAACAAATAACGCACCGGCACACTCCTTAAATCCGCCGCACTATTTGCCCCAGCAATAAACATAACACCACCGCGAAAGGCTTTGGCAGTTGTCGTATTACCACTATCCCTAGCTTTAGGGTCAGCAACCAAATCTTTTAACACCGGCATATCCGCAATCATAGTTGCCAGGCGTTGTTTGCTATAACGTTTTGCTAAGTTTTGTGTTGGCTGCACCATCATTACTGGCGCTGGTGCGCGATGCACAATGTAACCAATCATATTAGTTAAGGCCTCAGTAAAGCCCAGCTGCGCCCCTTTCATAATGGTCACAAACTCGCAACGGTTAGACGGTGAAAATACATCCATTATTTCCCGCAAATACGGCGTTCTACTAGTACGCCAGCGCCCTGCCTCAGCTGCATAAGTTTGGTTTAGTACCCTAAACTCATCCGCCCAATCACTAAGGTCTTCAACCGGGTCAGGTTTAAGCCCAGCCATTATTGACTCAATAGCTAAATGTTCACCATTTATACTAGTGTTGGGTATCTTTATCGGTGTCTGTATCTCGTTCATCATTTATTTTTGGCAATATTTTTTGCCAATCCTCATCTAAACTTCCTAAAACTTGCATAACCTCATTATCAATTAACTCATGAATATCATGCTGATCTGTCATCCCTGCAATTGGTAAGCTAACGCGGTCAGATATGGTTTGCACTGAGTTGCGTATAGTCCGGGCAGCACTATATAAAGCGCTTCTTATTTCATTAGCCCTAACCAAATCGCGCCGCATTTCCGCATCTGTCATTTCCGCAATATTTGCCTGGGCAGATACCAGGCGGGTTTTTTCAGTATGTTGGTCAGTATTTGCCACACCACCAAACGCCCGTTCCCTTAAAAATTTAACATAGCCTTGCACACACTGCACCAAGTCATACTCACCGCGTGGGTGTTTTGGTATAACACCATCAGTAACCAGTTGTTGACACCTACGTTCAGACAGCATTAATAATTTAGCTATGGTTTCTAAAGTATAAGTTTGTTGTTCATCAGCCATATATTTGGAGCGGCATGGTCGCATCGAAACGCCATTACTCAATTGGAGTTGAGCGTGTTACCATTACACTAATGCCGCGTTTTCCCTCCGTTCCTCTATAGTTACTTTTTGGCCTTTATACATACCCGCACCCAACTCATCAATTTTGCTGAAAGGTAATACCGGTAGCGTTAAATTTGCCTCAACACTTTTGTCCAAAAAATAAACATACTTAAATTGGTAGCCTTTAAAAGCTTCCCACGTTCTAAACTCTTGACTCATTTTTAAGTGGTGCGCCTGGATAACGTGCATAGCCTCACCCGTTTTTGGGTTAACCCTAAGCGCGGTATTTTTTGCTATACCCACTAACTTAAAACCACTAGCCCTATAAATAGTGCCATCACCACATTGCGTACCATCTGCAAAACTAATAACCCATTGGATATGCGGTGCATTTTTTTTAAGTAAGCGCATACTAATTGCAATACAACGGCTTTCACTATTGCGCGGTAAAACATCATCAAAGGCCATCCGGTTTAACTCAATAAAGCCACTCCACTTAGTACCCGCCACTAAATTAATTGTGCCTTTTTTGTTAATACTATGACCGTACGACATTACACCGTGCAGCCGCTCATCCAAAAAGCAACCAAAATGTAGCTTTGAGTTGTTAACTACCTTGCCGCTGTAATGATATTTTTTAATAAAATCATTAGCCAGCTTGCTTGGTATGACTTTAACTATTATGTCTTTTGCTCTACCCATTGCGATTGTGTTACTAGTGTAAATAATAAATTGCCGTTACTGTTTTCATTGCCATAAGTTTCAACCACTGCAAACTCCTCACTACTTTTTACTTTAGCCAAAGCCTCTTTAATAATAGTGGCTTGCTGATCAGCCAGGGTAAAAGTAATTTGCTGGTACGGTGGTTTATCCCCATCATCCAATTCAAAGCTATCACTAAAAGTATCAGCATTAACATCCAAAAACAAACCACTTAACTCATCCCCAGTAAAGCCCAGCACTGACAAATCAAAACCTAAGCTATCCAAAGCCCCCATCTCAATTTTTAATAACTCCTCATCCCAGCCAGCATTTAATGCCAACTTATTATCAGCAATAACATAGGCTTTGCGCTCATCTTCATTAAGATGGTCGAGCACTATACATGGCACATCCACCATCCCCATTTTTGTAGCTGCCAGGGTGCGGCCATGCCCGGCAATTATTTGCCTCTCGCCATCAATTAATATTGGGTTAGTAAAACCAAATTTTTTTATGGACTGCACCAACTGTTCAACCTGTTCATCACTGTGGGTTCGGGTGTTGTTGGCATACACCGATAACTCACTGGTTTTTATATATTCAATTTCCATAAGTGAAACGCAATGCCTCTGTAAAT